CGATTAACGCTGCGCCTGCCGCCTATGTCGCCCCAGTGATACGCTGGATTCCGATAACCGAACGTCTGCCAAAACCCGAAACCGAAGTGATGATTGTCTGCAATGACAATGGTCGTAGATTTATCGCAACGGCAATCCACGAAAACGGAAAGCAGCTCTCGGAAGAAAGCTGCTGGGTTTGGACTGATATTTGGGAGTACGGTCGCTATGACGAAGAACATGACGATTATTTCGTCCCGGAGGGCTGGTGGGAGAGCCGCTGCTTCACGCCGGACGATGTTTACAACTGCATGGTAGACTGCGAAGTAACTCACTGGATGCCTATGCCGGAGTTGCCAGAGGAGAAAACCAATGGCAATAAGTAAGAAAACCCGCGAAGAAGTATACCGCAAATACGACGGGCACTGTGCTTATTGCGGCAGAGAGATTGCATACAAAGATATGCAAGTGGATCATTTTCTCCCACTGAGGGCATGGAGAATTGAAGATGCGGGGACAGATGATATTTCGAATCTCATGCCGTCCTGTCGAATGTGCAATCATTACAAGCGAGCTCATACGCTGGAAACATTCCGGCGCTACATCGCGGAAATTCCGAGAAAGCTGCGCGAAAATTACATCTATAAGGTTGGCGTAGTTTACGGGAATGTGATCGAGAATGAAAAGCCGATTGAGTTTTACTTTGAGAAGCAGAAAAGTGCAACTCATTTGGGAAAGGGGTGCGAAAATGGCTGATCACGAAAAGATTAAAACCTGTTTTGCGCAAATCATCGTGAATAACAGTGAGGACAAGCCGTATTACAGCATTATGTACTGGGGAAACGGTGAAATGAACATCGGATTCAGCTCGTATAAGTTGGATTATGTACGGCGGTGGCTGAACGAAGAATTTGAAGTAAAGCGTAATGTAGATGTTGCGCCGGTGGTGCATGGAAAGTGGATTCGACCGCACTGGAAAAACAGTGATTATTGTTGTGACTGTTCAGAGTGTGACGGGGAAACAATGCACAGAGAATATCAATGGAACAAAAAGGGTATTTACCCTATCTGTCCTAACTGCGGCGCGAAGATGGACGGAGGTGCAGACAATGATTGAACTTAAATCTTGTCCTTTCTGTGGTGGAGAAGCAAGGTTGTTTGTAAATGACGGCGTAAGAGTGCTTTGTACTAAATGTCACGCTTCTTCAAAGATTTTGGTAGACAGTGAATGCTACAAAACCAGTGCTGTCGAAAAAGTGATTGAAGCATGGAACGGGAGGACAAGCAATGATTGAGCTTAAATCCTGTCCGTTCTGTGGGGGAGAGGCATCCGCTTCTTGTGAACGCAAAGTGAACTATCTGTATGTGATGAGTATGCCTGCTTTTGCCATCGAATGTCGTGTCGGTTGTGAAAAATGCGGAATTTATTTTCGGCAGAACAGTGTAATTTCACGAGCAGAATATAGAGCACCTGTTACCAACAGGGATAGATACGAAGAAGCTGTTGAAGCATGGAACAGGAGGACAAACGATGATGTTTAAGAAAAACGGCAGATTATACGGCAATATTGAATTGTTGCTCAATGAATGTTGCCAAACCACCCAGTATTGCTTTCAGTGCGCGCTGCACGGCAAGGTAGGCACGAAAAGCTGCACAGGATATGCGGCTGAAAATCCGGAAGAAGTTGCGCGCTTGCTGGATGCTGCGGTGATTAAGGACAAACCAATCACTGCCGAGGCGGTTGAGCATCACGGCGAGGACGTAAAGCCGAAGCGTCGAACCCTTGGTGCGTCCAATTCGATGGATAAAATGGCCGAATATGTTGAGAAGTATCTCGAAGGAGTAAAGACCGATCCGGTAAACCGCCCGGCGCACTACACGTCCGGCGGTATCAAGTGCATCGCCGCGATGCAGGCGGCGTTTGGTGACGAGGCGGTAAAGGACTTTTGTCTTTGCAACTGCTTTAAGTACCTGTGGCGACACCGGCAGAAGAACGGCGTGGAGGACTTGAAGAAAGCACGGTGGTATTTGAATCGGCTGATTACGGAGATGGAGGTAGAAGATGATGAATCAATGTGAGATTTGCGGCTCAGAACAGGAACTGGGCACCGGTTACGCACTCTGCATTACTATATGCAACTCGATCGACCGTTCCGATATGTATCTGTCGTACTGCGAGGATTGCTTTAAGCGCATTGTGTACAAGCTGCTGCGCGAACTGAATGGCAAGAGAGAGCTGAACATTGCGCTCGATGGAATTGAGGAGGTAGAAGAATGAAGAAACTGTTTATTTCTCAGCCCATGAAGGACAAGACGGACGAAGAAATTCTCGCAGTCCGCGCAAAGGCTATCGAATCCGCAGAGCGTGAACTCGGTGAGCCGGTGGAAGTGATTGATTCGTTTTTCCAGAACGCGCCACATGACGCGCGTCCGCTTTGGTATCTGGCTAAGTCGCTGGAACTGCTGTCAACGGCTGATGTGGCGTATTTTGCGAAAGACTGGGAACAGTATCGCGGTTGCCGTATCGAGAACGAGTGCGCGATTGAATACGGTATTGATGTGATTGAGGATTACCACAATGACCATCGCTGAAATCGCCGCCCAGATGGGCGTTACGCCGGACACATGGCAGGAGCGCATGAAGCGCGAGTACCACGAGACGAAGGAACGCTATGAAAAGCTGAATCGGCTACTTGTTAAGCACGCGGCGGGCACGCTTGATTTTACGCTGAAATGCCCTATCGAGCTGCTAAAAGCACAGCGTGAGCACATGTCTGACTATCTGTATACGTTGGAAATCCGTGCGGAGATTGAAGGAGTGAACCTGTATGATTGACCTGCACAAGCTGGACAAGTTCCGACTGAAAGACAGAGAACGCGAGTTTTACGGATGCACCGGCGACAGCGGAAACGGTGTTTTCAAGGTGTATGTCGGCGGCAAGTCGTTCCGGGTGATCGCAAGCAACGGCATGGGATGGGAGCACGTCAGCGTTTCGCCCGGCTCTGCACAGCGCAAGTGCTGCCCGACGTGGGACGAGATGTGCGCTATTAAGGATATGTTTTTCGGCGAGGACGAGCGCGTTATGCAATTCCACCCGCCTAAGTCGGAGTACATCAATAACCATCCGTACTGCCTGCACCTGTGGAGACCGGTAGATACGGAGATTCCGCACCCGCCGATGATTTGTGTTTGAGGTGATACGGTGGATTTTGAAGAAATTGCGTTCCGCGTATTGATCGGAATGTTGTTGGTATTTACAGGCTGCACGTTAGCAGCACTGGCGATTATGCTGCTTAAAGCAGCGTTAGGAGGATTTGCATGACGGCTAAGTACATCAAGATGGGCGTGGAGGAATGGTACACCGAGGTTTACAAGTGTATATCTTGCAGTGCGGATACGATGATGACGATGAACGAAAGGTATCGACAGCCGCGATTCTGCGCAAATTGCGGAGCGGCGTTTACGCAGGAGGAAAACGATGAACGCAGTGAGTGAAGATGTTGAAAAGCTCGTGGAAAAGGAACTGGAAGCTGCAAATGAGCGGTTCCCACAGTTCCATAGCCCGCATGAGGGGTGGGCGGTAATGCAGGAGGAAGCCGAGGAACTGCGAGAAGAATGCGACAGTATCGAAATGTCAATGAAGCAGCTCTGGCACCGTATCCGTGACGGTATCCCAACGTCGCAGCATGTGGCTCTCGTTGGGCAGTACGCCGAAGCAGCAGCTTGCGAAGCTATACAGGTGGCGGCGATGGCGAGAAAGTACCTTGATATGTTGGAAAGAGAGGAATGAAATGAAAAAAATTGCTTTAATCGTTATGTCTATCGTGGCAGCACTGGTACTCATGATTGCTGCTGCATTTGTGTCGGCTAATAACCGCGCAGTATCAGCAGAAGAACAGGTAAATTCGGCGGCAGCCGATGTGCAGGTGGTGGAAAAACGCCGTGTTGATCTCGTTTACAATCTGGTGGACGCAGTAAAGTCCTATCAGAATTACGAGGGCGATACACTGACAAAGATTACGCAGGCTCGCACTGCTGCTGCATCGGGTAAGGTAGAAGAAGCACAGGTTACGTTAAATGCTGTTGCGGAGCAGTACCCGGAACTCAAGGCAAACGAAAATTACAAGCAGCTCATGACCGAGCTTGCGCTGACCGAGAACCAGATCGCGCAGTACCGCAACAACTATAATCAGCAGGTACGGGCATACAACAAGCTGGTACGGTCTTTCCCGACCGGTTTTCTGCTGAGGGTAATGAACTATCAGACAATCGACACGACCTACACGGACTACGATGCACCGGAAGATGCTCCGCAGAACCTGTTCGGTGGCGGCGATGGAGATTAAGCCTCGTGAGATTGCGTTCAGCGTTGCAATCGTGTTTGTTATGGTGGCACTGGGATTTCTGCTCGGTAGCAAAATCAGTGACCATATCGCTGAGACAAACGAGAAATTTACCACGGCAACGCAGATTACAGACGATCAGCAGTTTCAATATGCGCTGGATACCGACTTCGGGAATGTCATCGCTTACGGCAATCTGGTTGCGGAACAGCCTGTTTCGGCAGACGATTTAGACGGAAAATATGCAATCCTAACCAAAATCACAGAACAATACACCCGGCACACGCGCGTTGTAACCTATACCGATGGAAAGGGACATACGCACAGCCGCACCGAGGTGTATTGGACGTGGGACGAGATTGACCGGGAGAAAGACAGCACAGAAACATACATGTTCATGGGTGCATCATTCCCGGCGGATAAGTTTTTCGTTACAGCGCACCAACAGGGCGATACAATCTATGACAGCAGACTTGTGCGGCATTATTACGAAGCTGTGGACGCAAATATGGTTGGCAGTATATGCACGCAAATCAAAGACCATACGATCGCAGACAGCAACCGGTTTTATGCCGATGCGGAACCTCAGGCGATTGTAAACCTTGCTATAAGACAAGGTAATATTGCTATCATCTTGTTCGGTGTATTATGGATTGCTCTGACCGGTGGCACGGTATATGGTTTCTGTGCACTGGAAAACAGGTGGCTGGACGGATGATGTATAGTCCGGAAATGCGAAAATACCTGAAAGAAATCAATCGCTATTTGCTTTGGAGGTACGGAAATGGCGAAGAAAAAGAAAGTCAACCCATACCGAATACCGGCGACGCAGGGTGACATAGAAAAAGCCAAACGAGACGCAACGAACACGGCGGTTGCGTCTACATGGGCAATTATGTTTAGCGTTCTACGGGATAAAGAAGGGTACGACTATGACCGATTACGGCGGATATGGGACGAAACAAACTACCTCGCAGACAGCATCGCCCGAAAATACGTTAAAATCGACGATCTGATTGAAGAACTGCGGGAGAATGGAATAGCATTAGCATGAAAAAGAAAAGCGAATGCGCTGGGTGCGCATACTGGCGGGTACTGGGTACAAGCCAAGGGTCTAAGCTATGGGCGTGTCATTATTTGATCGACACGGGGAAATCGCGCGGATGTGAACCGGGTGTGGGTTGCGTCCGCAAGGCGGCGAGAATCAGCCGCCGCAGGCGATATACACAGCACGGTATGGAGGAGGTAGTGGCACACGACGACTAAAGAATGGCTTTTGCGTGCCGTAGGAATCGAGAACTACATTGCGTCGTTGGAAAACGCTCGTGTAAAAGCATGGACACGAGCGACGAGTGCAACGGCGACTATTAAGGAAACGCCGGGCGGTGGCGGTGATGTTACTGCGAATAAGGCGGATGCGTACATTGAGTTGAACAATCAAATCAAACGAGAGCAGGAGCGGCTTGATCTGGTGCGGGCTGAGATTATCAGCACGATCGCAAAAGTTCCGAGCAACGAACTCAGGACGTTGCTAACCGACCGGTATATAAACGGATGCAAATGGAGGGACGTGGCGCGTAACCAGAATTACAGCGAATCCCATGTGAAGGGCGAAATGCATGTAAGAGCTTTACAGGCAGTGGAACGGATACACACAGGCTGTGCATAACGTTGTGGAAAACATAATACACAATAATACTAAACATGGTGGTATAATGATATCGTGATAAAAGCCCTAAAGGGCGGAATCACGGAGTTTCGTTCCTCCGCTTTCAGCCCGCCGAAAGGCGGGTACACGCCCGGAAGCCTGCGTGAGGGCTGACGGGTGACAAGCCTTTCTGTTTAACCCCAAATATCTACTTAAAGCGGTGGGGAGACCTGCCGCTGACCTGCTCCAAAGTCTGCATGAGGGCAGAGGAGCAAAACGCCTTTCGCGGAACGAAGGCATTGATTATCCTTTCTATTCTTTCGGCGTGTCTTTTGCGCGGCACGCCGATATGCTCCGAAGCCTGCATGAGGGTGACGGAGTAATAACATTCACGCTAAAAAATTGAGAATGGAGTGCGGTGCCTGCGGGCAACAGACACCGCAAACATGCCCGGATGGCTGCGTGAGGCCGGACGGGTAACGTATGGAATCTTTTTAGCCAAGGGCAATATGGCGGACTTTTGGCAAGCCTTGCATGATCGACGACGTGCAAGGCAATCTGTTCCCGAAGCTGCATGAGGCAGAGGGAGCAAAACGCCTCCAACGAGGACGATAATATTCTGGCGGTCCGGAAAGACGGACAATCTGTTTCCGAACGCCTGTGAAGCTGCTGCAACGGCTTTGCAGAGTTCAGCGGGTGCTTGCAGGCACGCCGCAACCGGGGTCGCTCCCCGCTGTAACCTTACGAGGAAATCAGCCGGATTACAGACCGATAGCAACTGCGACACGACGGAGAGCAACGCCGAACAGCCCATAATGAGAGGGCGAGTGCTGCCCGGATAAGCACTCACACGGACTTAGTGAGCCGAGAGCAAAACAACCGGTACAAAGTTACAAAGCCGATACGGCGCTTTCGGGTGGCTAAGTACACGCCGCAAAAGAGCACCAGTCTGTTTATCTCTTGCAATAAACATACCTAATCATCAGGACGGAAACACAAGTAAACTTGCGAAAGTGAGGTAATACCTCTCTGGATTTCATACAAACCGTTCTGGACAGCGGCGCAAGCCTCGGTAAAAGCCCGACGTACAGACGCGACGATAGCGCCCATACCTCCGCAGGGAGGTATACCGGTTTGCATAGTAGCTGAAAGCAGGTGCAAGTCCTGCGAAACCGAAACAGTCGTATAATGACAAACCCCGCTCACCTTATCGCTTTGGTGAGCGGGGTTTGTCATGCTATTTAATTCTGTGGCCGAGACGGATTTCTTCTTCGGTCCAGCCGGCTTTACGGCGGAAGTAGTCTCTGCTCAACTCGGCTACATGCTTTTTACGGCAAGCAGGACAGTATTTAGACCGCGCGCCGCCGGTGAAATGCTCTCCGCACATCATGCAGATGTGCGGTATTTTGGCGTGCGCCGCCGAAATGGCTTTACCTGCGCCTATGTGCAGGTTTCTTTCGCAACCGCATGATTTTACCTCGGACGAGTAAAAGTACACTTGAGAGCGGTCAATCACGCGGCCACACTTTTTGCAGCGTGCGCGGAAACGGGTTTCTCCGTCCTCATTGCGATAGCGCTCTACGATCTCAAATGGTCCGTCGGCTTGCAACAGCGGCGGGGGAAAATAGCCGACAGCATGTGCTTCCACGATCTTGGGAAAGGGAACGAACTTCGGCGGGGCGGCGGTTATACCGCGCTTGCTGTCCGTCTTGCGCTGGCTCTCCTGTTTGGCTTTCTGGCGGCAGGCATCGGAACAGTAATACTTTTCCGGGCTGTCTGGCGGAATTTCAGCGCCGCAGACCTTACAAAATCGGTCGGTGTGGCGGATGCGCTCCTTGCGGTAGTCCTCCATATAGGCGCGGCCCTGGGCGTTATCGGCGGCTTTGACCGCCTCGGCGGCGCAGTCCGGACAATAGCGCTGGCGTGCTGACTTGACGATATACGGCTTGCCGCATACCTCGCACAAGTCGGTGGAGCCAAGAGGGCGCACGGTGCCTTTCTCGCGTTGACGGCGGTTTGCTTCGCGCTGGCGCTCGGCGCGGCAGTCCGGGCAGTACCACGCACGCGGACCACCATCAAACACCTTGCCGCACTGGCGGCAGGTGCGCGGGCGCATGGTGGACTTAATGCTTTTTGCGGCGCAATCCGGGCACTTTACCTGATCATCGTACTGCGGCAGGAAAACCCCACCGCAGGAGATGCATTTTCTGGGTGCTCTTGTTGGCATGGCATTGCCTCCCTATGCGATGATGGAGATAACAACAGGATCGGAAATAATAACCTCACCTGCGTCCTCGCCGTACTCGTAAGAGTTACCCGCGATAACGGCGATGTGGCGACCGAAATAGTCACCGTTATAGCGCGCGGAATCATCCAGCGCGTTTACCTTGATACCGCATAATCCGTTGAGTTCCTCGCCGGTGTCCTCGCCGTTGTCCCAGATGTGGGAAACGTGGTCGATCTCACCGAGCGCGAAGGGCTCTTCCTGCTTGCGGACTGCGATGCATGCGTAATCAAAATCATATTCTTCCGCGACTGCGGCGATACGGTCGCGCTGCTCTTTGGTAAGGGTCATTGTTGTTACCTCCTGTTATGTATATTGTACCGCTGATTCGGTGCGGTGACAAGCGTTTTTTATATCTTCCGCTGCGGGTGCGTGAGCCGGGCGGGAGATTAAACAATTTCAAAGCTGACACCCTCAATGAATAAGATAGTACCGTATCCGGGAAGAAATGCACAGAAGCTGGAGTGATCTCGTAGCGATGCCATTCGCAAGTGCCTGCAATGTACATTTGATTACCTCCTGTTTGTTTTCGGTGGTTTGTGTTTTCCTTTAATGTGACTATAGTATAATATACTTGCGCAAGTATAGCAATGAGCAAAATAACTATATTTGCGCAAGTATATTTGTGGATTGTGTATATTTACACAAATATATATAAGGCGTATAATAGCTATCGTTAGGAGGTGCTGTTATATGCCATCCAGCAAGGCACAGCAGAAAGCAACCAATAAGTACATCAACAAGGCTTACGACCGAGTTAATTTGACCCTGCCGAAAGGAAAGAAAGAAGAAATCAAATCCCATGTGGAAGGCCGGAGAGAAAGCGTGAATGGCTTTATCGCCCGTGCGATTGATTGCCAGATGGAGCGAGACAAAGAGGAGGACAAAGCGTAGTGTATGATAGAGTAGATGCAAGCAGCGGCGAAAGCCTTTGCCGTACTATGGCAGAGGAATGCGATACCGCGATCTTAGCATTTTCCACAGGTAAGGACAGCATTGCAGCGTGGTTGCAGTTGAGAAAGTATTTCAAGCATGTAATCCCGTATTATTGTTACACTGTGCCGGGTCTGGAATTCGTCGAAAACAGCCTCGCATACTATGAGGATTTTTTCGGCACTCACATTTACAGACTGCCGCACAGATCACTGTACCGGCTGCTGCGAAATCTGGTCTTCCAATCGCCGGAGCATGTAACCAAGATCGAGGCGCTGGACTTGCCGGGCGAAGAATATGACGATGCCGAAATTGGCGAGATCATCCGCGAATGCAAGCGCCTGCCGGAATGCGTATACACTGCGACTGGCGTTAGAATGGCAGATAGCCCTATGCGGCGTATCGCCATGAAAACACATGGAGCGATCAACCACAATGCAAAGCGGTTCTATCCGGTGTTCGATTGGGTAAAAGCCGACCTGCTGCGCGAATTTGATGCAAGCGGTGTTCGGCTGCCGGTAGACTACAAGCTGTTCGGTAGAACGTTCGATGGTATTGATTATCGGTTCTTGAAGCCGATCAAGGAGAATTTCCCGCGAGACTATGAGAAGATTATCACATGGTTCCCGCTGGCAGAGTTGGAGTTATTCAGGAGGGGCGAACTGTAATGGGATATTGGAACGACGACGAAGTTAAGGAAACAAAAGATGATCACATTGAATTAGAGCAGCTCGAAAGCGAGTGCCTCGATGAACTGGGAGACGTAGAAAAGAGTTTCCGTGAGCGCATGGGCGCTGAGAACAAGCGATTCCGCGATATGTGCGACACTGAATATTGGTGTTGTATCTGCTTTACCAGCAGAGCGCAGAAAGAGGAATTTCTCGCATCCCTCGAATTCGATACCGATCTAAAGTATATCGAAGGCAAGGAATTCGCGCGGGCGGTCAAGCGTCCGATTAAAACCGAAGATATGAAGTTTGCGCGAATCGGCAAAGGCTCAAAAGAATATTTGAGCAAAATCATTGGTGAATAAATATAACGGAAAGGATTATCTGCGAAAGATAGTCCTTTTTGTATACTCTGAAAGGAGGTGTGAAGCATGGGTAGTGGTTATGGTAGTGGCAGACTTGCAAACCGTGGTCGTTCTGGCGGTGTGCGCCGTCGTAGCGTAGCGGTTGGCCGTCGTGCGGTTGGCGCTCGTGGCGCTCGCTCGTCCTCGACCTAAGCAAACACAACTCAACAGACAAAGCACCGAGACTTTCCCGGTGCTTTTCTATTGGGTGAAAGGAGGTTAGGAAATGCCGAGAGGCAGACCGAAGAAAGTAATTGATCTTGAAGCCGTCGAAGAACTTGCCGCAGAGGGCAACACCCAAGCGGACATTGCGGACGCTCTGGACTTTGCGAGAGGAAACTTTCTGAATCGCAAGGATGTAAGGGCGGCTTATGTGCGCGGCGTGTCACAGATGCGCTTGCGTCTTAGACACTGGCAGGTACAGGCGGCTAAAGGTGGAAATATACAAATGCTGATCTGGTTAGGTAGGCAGTACCTCAGGCAGAGCGATACACCTGCACCGATGGAAAGCGATAACGACAACGGCGTGCAGCCGCTCGTTGATATGCTGATGAAGCCCGCGCCGGACAGAGACATAAAGGATTTTGAAGATGGATAATATCCCCGCACCGTTCACGAAAAAACAAGTGGATTATTTCTATAAATCCCTTCATAGCTGGTTCAACGTGGCCGAGGGCGGCAAGCGTGGCGGCAAGAACGTATTGCAAACAACGGCGTTCTGCGCTCGATTGGAAAAGCACCCGAACAGATTCCACCTCATTGCAGGCGTTTCTACTGCGTCGGCAATGCTTAATATCATCGACTGCGACGGTTACGGCATGATTAACTATTTCGGCAAGCAGAATTGTCGGGTAGGTAAGTACCAGAACCGAGACTGCATCTACGTCAAGACGCGTAACGGCGCTGAGAAGATCGTGCTTGTATCCGGCGGTCGTAAAGACGGCGACGAGAAGAACATTAAGGGCAACACTTACGGCCTTGCGTATATCACTGAGGCAAACGAGTGCCACCCTAAGTTTGTGCAGGAAGTCTTTGACCGTACCATGACGAGCGGCGACCGTGGTATTTATCACGATCTTAACCCGAAGGGCGAGAACCACCCGTACTACACAGACGTGCTCAACTTCCATATGGAGAAGCAGCGGGAGAACCCAAACTACGGTTTCAACTACGGACATTTCACCATTGCAGACAACCTTTCCGTATCGGATGAACGCTTGAAAGAAATCCTTGCGACATACGACCGCAAGAGCATCTGGTATCAGCGTGATATCCTCGGTATGCGACGTGTTGCAGAGGGTCTGGTTTATCCTATGTTCTCGACCGAACTGCACGTTACGGATGGTGAAGGTTCCGGCAATCGCTGGTTTGTGTCCTGTGACTACGGCACGATTAACCCGACCGTGTTCCAGCTTTGGCGGTTTGACGAAATGACCTGCAAATCAACTTGCGTGCGTGCGTATCGGCACGACAGCCGCAAGGAGAAGAAACAGAAAACAGATGAGGAATACTACGCCGACCTTGAAATGTTCGTTGGTGGTCAGTATATCGAGGCGATCATTATTGACCCCTCGGCTGCATCGTTCAAGGAAACAATCCGCAGACACGGTAAATTCCGTGTGCGTGACGCAGACAACAGCGTGCTTGACGGTATCCGCCTGATGGGAACGCTGCTTGCCGCTGGTTATGCACAGTACAATGCAAGCTGTACTGGAGCAATCGACGAATTCGGCATGTATATGTGGGACGATAAATCCCCCGAAGATGCGGTTATCAAGGAGTTTGACCATGATATGGACGCATCACGCTATTACTTCCAGACGATAGTGCGCCGAGAGGTTAGAGCAAGGGGGCTTGTGAATGTTTGAACGGTTGAAGCAGTTAATAAAGGCGGTGAGGCAAGCAATGATTCCGGCAAACAAAATTGAAGAGCTGACAGGGGCAACGGCGGTCTATGATTCCACGATGCAGTCAAACATTGACTTGTGGCGACGGATGTATATGGACGATGCCGAGTGGCTCGGTCAGCACGGCAACCGGAATGTTACGTCTTGTGGATTGCCGTCGGCTATCTGCCGAGCAGTAGCACGCCCAACCACCATTGAAAGCACCATCACTGTTGATGGCGGCGCACGAGCAGAGTTTCTGAATGAAAGCCTGCGCGGTATGATTCCACACATGCGAATTGACGTTGAAAAGGGTCTCTCGGTCGGCGGTTTCTTCTACAAGCCGTTTGTATCAGAGAACCGTGTGCTTGTGGACTTTAACACAGTCGGCAGCGCGTACCCGGTCAGCGTTGACAGCAACGGAGAGATCACAGCAGCAGTATTCGCGGATACCAAGCGAGAAAAGAACCGATATTATACCAAATTGGAGTACCACGAACTGAAAAGCGGCGTGTACACCATCAAGAACAAGGCGTACAACTCCGACAAGAACGGTAGTATCGGCTCGGAATTACCGCTGAATACTGTAGAGGACTGGGCACAGATTGCACCGGAAACGACGATTCAGAACGTAGAACGTCCGCTTTTCGGCTTTTTTAAGGTGCCGATTGCGAACAACATTGAACCGGAAAGCCCGCTCGGCGTATCGCTTTACAGCGGCGCAGCGGTAGACCTCATCCGGCAGGCTGACCAACAGTGGGAACGGCTCATGTGGGAGTATGAAAGCGGCGAACGCCGTATCCTGATGAGCGATTCCGCGATTCCACAGCGCGTTGTAGATGAGCACGGACTATCGCACACGAACCCGCTGCTCCGTGACCGTCTGTTCCGCCGGATGCCGTTTGAAAACGTAGATTTCTATCAGGAGTTTTCGCCGGAATTCCGCAACGATGCACTATACAAGGGCTTCCAAGACACCTTGAAGATGATCGAACTGAACTGCGGCTTGTCTTTTGGAACGCTGTCCGACCCACAGACGGTAAACGCAACCGCAACCGAGATCGTATCCAGTAAGCAGACAATGTACGTCACCGTGAGGGATACGCAGGCGGCACTTGAACACGCTCTGAACGGTCTGCTGTACGGCATGGACGTTTACGCCACGCTTTACGGTCTTGCGCCTGCTGGTGATTGGGACTTGCAGTGCGATTGGGGAGACGGCGTTGTGCAGGACACCGAAAGCAAGCAGAAAGAACTTGCGGATATGCGCAATGACGTTTCTGCCGGTCTTATTCGAGGCGAGCTGTACATTGCAAAGAAGTACGGCGTAACCGAGGAAGAAGCTCGGGCAATGATGCCGAACGCTGAAAAGTTAACAGAGGGAGAGGAATAATCAAACTGTTAGCAAATCGACTTTGATAATCGCATAACCCACTTTGATAAAGTGAATCCAGCGCTGTAAGGCGCTTTTTTCATGCCCGCAACGGCATTAAACTACGGAAATTGGCTATCCTGCAAGCCTAAAAGTGCAGGCAGATCGGTGACGGCGACCACCTAAAACGCCTAATCTGAAAGGAGTACACACATGAAGAAAGAAGAACTGTTAGAAATCGGTCTGACTGACGAACAGGCAGATAAGGTTTTTGCACTGAACGGCAAGGACGTTGAGAAATACAAGTCACAGGCGGTAGAAGCCAAGAAAGACGTTACCGACCTGCGCGACCAGCTCACCCAGCGCGACAAGGACATTGAGGACTTGAAGAAAAATGCGGGCGACGCGGACGACTTGAAGACCAAGCTCGACACCCTGCAGAAGAAGTACGATACCGACACCGCAGAATTCCAGAGCAAGCTCGATGCCCGCGATTATGCGGACGCAGTACGCGCCGGTATCACCGCAAAGGGTATTAAGTTTACCTCCAAGGCGGCAGAAAAGGCATTTATCGCTGACCTGACCGCAAACAAACTGGAAATGAAGGACGGCACGCTGACCGGCTTTGACGATTACTGCAAGAAGCAGCAGGAATCCGACCCGGCGGCATTTCAGAGCGAAAAACCCGCTCCGACGTTTGCAAATCCGATTCAGAATCCCGCACCGCATGCAGTAAGTGCTGCCGGTCTGGCTGCACAGCGGTATTCCGCACAGTTCGCACCCAAGGGAAAGGAGTAAATAACCTATGGGCACTTATGTAAACAAAGTTGACGGTGCACGCAAGCCGTCTATCCTCGCAAGCGAAGTTGGCCTGATCACCAAGACCCGCCTCATCCCCGCAACCCTCGGCACCGCTGATGGCAATCGAAAGGTTGTTAAGCAGGGCACTATCTTCCCGCTGAACGACAACACCGCAGAGGGCATTGTGTTTGAGGACGTGGACGTAACCAACGGCGACCGTGTAGCTGCTGTTATTGTTGCTGGCCGTGTATATGCAAACCGCCTGCCCGCACAGCCGAGCGCGGACGATAGCTCCAAGACTGGCGCAAAGTCCACCCTCGAAAAGAGCGGCGTTGTTTTTGTTAACGCGCCGGAAACCACCAGAGCGTAAAGGAGTAATAACCTATGGAATTTGTAGAACTGCTGAAAGAAGCTGACCTGCTGGACTTCGGTCAGAATTTCAAAATTGCACGCCCGGAGCTGTCCGGCGACCGTCTGTTCCCCGACCAGAAGACTCAGAATATCACCGCAAAGTATCTCGCTATGTCTGACAGTGCATACCTGCCGACCATGGCAACCGTGCATGCGCTCGACGCAGAGGCACAGATCGGCTCCCGCCCGACTGCAAGCATCGTAACCGTTGAGAAGCTGCTCATCAAGCGCAAGATCAACCTTTCTGAGCGTGTCCGCCTGCTCCGCAACCACGGCGTAAGCACCAACAACGAGATTCTCGACTATATCTTTGACGATATGGCGCGTCTGGCCGAGGGTGTAAAGACCCGTACCGAGGTTGCAAAGCAGGAGCTGCTTGCAACCGGCAAGATGACCATCAACGAGAATCACGTCAATACCACTATCGACTTCGGCGTTCCGACCGACCACACGAACAAGACTTTCGATTGGTCTACCGAGGCAAAGGCGAAGACCATCCTCGACGATATTCAGGGCGTGCGTGATGCTGCTATTGCAACCGGCCGCGTGCTGCGTGAGATCGTCACCAGCTCTGCTGTTCTCAGCCTGCTTGCTAAGAGCGCTGTTATCCAGAACGCGCTTTTCGGCTCTGCTTTCGCTGGTCGTCTGGCAACTCAGGACGAGATTACGAGCCTGTTCTCTCGTCTGTTCGGCATTGAGCGAATCACTGTAAACGATCAGGTTTACAACTACGAAAAGGCAGACGGCACGCTGACCACTCAGCGCTACTTCCTGAAGAACAAGATTGCGTTCCTCGCAACCATGGCAAACGGTTCGTTCGGCGCTGGTCTGTGGGGTGTACCTCCGGAAGAGGAAGCGCAGGGCGCATTTACTGCTGCATCGCAGAACCAGTACATCACCATGACCCAGTGGCAGACCCCTGACCCGGTTGCAATCTGGACTAAGGCATCCGGTATGTTTATCCCGGTTCTGCCCGACCCGAACGGCCTGTACATTGCAACTGTAACCCTGCCGTCGTAAAGAAAGGAGCAATCCGCCGTGTACGCAAACTATGACTTTTACCGCACCTGTTACAAGGGTAATCTGATTGATGAGAAGGATTACGACCGCGTAGCAGGGAGAGCGGCGGATATTATCTCTTGCGCAACGCTCGGACGCTCTGACGGCGTTCTGAGCGACACTGTAATGCACCGAGTAAAACGCCTTAACTGTGCGCTGGCAGAAGTCATGCACAATCAGGAAACCGCAGAATCCGCCGTCTTTTCTACGGACGGCGGCGCGGTATCCTCTGAGAGTGTTGGCTCGTGGTCTCGCAGTTACGGCGCTAACTCTGCTATTGCTGCACAGGTGCAGAGCATTGAAGATCGGCAAAAACGACTTATCGCACAGTATTTGTGCGGTACTGGCTTACTCTATGGCGGTATCGGCTGATGAAGTATCCTATTACTCCGGAATACCTTGAAAATGCGCCTAAACCGCTTGTAAAAGCAATCCTTGCAATGGAAGATGATCTGTTGTATGAGATTTGCTCCCGCTTCAAACTGACCGGCGAACTGAACGAGGTAACGATCAACGACATACGCACGCTGAAAGCATACGGTCTAGACATGGATACCATCGAACGGCGTATCGCAAATCATACCAAGACCAGCACGGAGGAAGTGCAGGATGCGCTTGACCGCGTTGTAAAGCTGAACCGCGAGTATTACGGCGAGCTGTCCGACAAGGCAGGTATTACAATGCCACTCGAAATCGTGACGGCGCGAGAAATTGAACTGATTCGCAAGCAAATGCTCGATGAGTACCGCAACATTACCCGTTCTTTGGGTTTTGCTGTGCAGACGAACGGCGAAATCGTGTTCCGTCCTATCGCTAAAGCCTATCAGGCTGTGCTTGATAAGGCAGAAATGAAAGTGTACTCCGGCGGCTTTACGGTGCAGCAGGCACTTGAAGATGCAGTACGGGAACTGGCTGACAGCGGTATTCGCACGGTTGATTATGCGTCCGGTTGGATGAACCATGCTGACGTTGCGGCGCGGCGCGCTATTGTAACCGGTCTGAATCAGGTTACATCCAAGTATGCCGAAGAAGCGGCGGAGGTGTTGGAAACCGACTTATACGAAGTGACCGCCCATCGCGGAGCACGAGATAAGGACAAACCGCACGTCTGGTCAAATCATAAGCGCTGGCAAGGTAAGGTATACGCCACGAAAGACGGCAGCAAGTACCCGAATATCTACAAGGTTTGTGGATTGGGACAGGTTGACGGTCTGGAAGGCGCTAACTGTAGACACCACCGGCATCCGTTTTTGGAGGGCGTTTCTGAGCGCGTTTATACGGACGATGAACTAAAGAACATCGACCCGCCGCCGTTTGAGTATCAGGGCAAGACTTACACCGCCTACGAAGCGACGCAGATGCAGCGCAAGTTGGAAACAGCTATGCGGAAGCAGACACGGCGTAGGAGGGCGTTTGAAGCTGCCGGGGATACCGAGCAAGCCAACAATGCAAAGATACGTCTGCAAGCGTTACGGCGCGAATACAAGGCGTTTTCCGAAGCGGCAGAATTGCCGACACAGTTTGAAAGGGCAAAGGTGACAGCATGAAATTACCGCACACTGTGACGATCTTTCAGCCGTCCGGCCGAACAGTGCTTACAGGTGTGTTGCTGGAAAGCACCAGAGGCACAGCGACGACGAAAACCGCACTTAACAGCGCGGATTCCGTCACGCTGCATATCCCTCTGCCGTGCGAACTTACGCTATCGCCCGAAAAGGACTATTTCGCCCGTGGTGATGTGCCGAACGAGGGCAGCTACCAGAAATGCCGAGAGAAACACGAAACGTACCGTGTTACGAGCGTTTCTCGGTATGATTACGGCCTGTTGCAGCATTTGGAGGTAGGCGGACGATGATTTATTACTCCATGAAACTGCATTTGCCGAAAAATCTGCTCGATAAGCGCGTGGAAAAGGCGAACGCGTGGCTTGTTGAGGAGATCATCAAGGACACCGACCCGTTTGTTCCGGCGCGAACCAGAGCACTGGCAATGAACGTGCAGCGGCACGGGCATACCATCGTGTATGCCTCGCCGTATGCACGTTTTCAGTATTACGTCAAGGTGATGATCGACCCGGCAACAGGAAGCACATTCGCGCCTAAGGGCGTGCGCAAGGTGTTGACCGATCGCGACCTTCAATACAGTAAGGCGGTGCACAAACACGCGCAATCGCACTGGTTTGAGGCAAGCCGCGCGGTGAACGAGGGACACTGGAGGGAAGGAGTGCGCAAGATTTTGACCGATGAGTGAGAAATTGAACACGGTAACAGCTCGTGAACAAGACGGTGTTTCACGGGCTGTTCTTTTGTGGCTGAAAGGCTATGCTCCCGAAATCGAGTTTGAATATCTCCCGCCGGAACGGTCAGGCATGATGCTTACCAGTGTACAGAGCGCGTATAAAACCGCGCAGTACATTGACGGCGGATATGCTGCACAGTACCCGTTCGGCGTGATGTATCGCGCCCTGCCGACCGACAGCGAGGAACGTCTCGACGTTGAATCCTTGCTGAATGAGCTGGGAGCATGGGCGGAAGAAAACCCGCCTGATCTCGGCGAGGGAATGACCGTCACATCTGTTGAGCGAACGACCCCCGCGGGGCTTATCGCTCGATACGAAGATTTAACCGAGGATTACCAAATCCTCTTAACCATTAACTATGAAGTTGAGGTGTAAAAATGGCAACTGAAAAGATTAAACGTCCTCTGATTGCGCACTTTCTGGATACTACCGAGAAGATGGGCGAGTATTCCGCTGCAAAGTGGGCACGAATCGGCAAGAACGTAACCGAAGCATCTACGGACTACGGTGCACAGACCGAGACCGAGCAGGACATTATTTCTGATTCTGCAACTACTGAGATTACCGGCTATCAGCCGACCATGAGCGTTTCTCAGCAGTGCACCAAGGGCGACGATGTGTTTGAGTTTATCGACAAGAAGCGTCGCGCTCGTGCTACTCTGGCAGATTCTCACGCATGGCTGCTGAATGTGGACATGTGGAATGCTACCAGTGACAGTGACACTGCAACCTACGTTGCAGAAGTACAGGAAGTATCTGTACAGGTTGATACCTACGGCGGTGCAGGCGGCGAATCTCCGACGCTGGAATATACGCTGAACTATGTAGGCGACCCGATTCCGGGCACTGTTAAGATCACCGGCGGCGCACCGGTATTCACTGCGAACGTATCCGTATAAGGAGGTAACGAGGAATGGATAGTATCCGCGTAAACAGCGGCGTAAAGGTTATTGAAGTCAACGACAAGGGAGAGACGATCTCCCTTCCGCTGTCTGATGATAGCTTTGTCAAAGGCTTTTTCGACCTGCTGAATGAAATCAAAGACAAGGCAACGGCTATTTCTGAGAAGAAAGGCGACGTTCTGGACACGCTGGACGATATTGTGGCGTTTGACAAAGACGTTAGGGACAAAATCGACGCGCTGATTGGCGAAAATACTTGCGCGAAGGTGTTTGGTGCGGTGCTTCCGTCCTCCGACCAGTTCCTTGATTTCTTCGCACAGCTTACCCCCATCATTGACAGCCATGTTGAGAAGCGTGCAGCAAACATGAGCAAGTACAGTGCGGAGCGTGTCGGCAGTGTTTAATATGCTGCTCGACCGCCTGCCAAGCTCTTACAAGGGGTATCTGATTCGCACGGATTACCGCATCGGCATTCAGATTTCCCTTGCGCTGGACGACCCGGATTTAAGCGATAACGACCGTGTATGGGTGGCGTTATCCTTGCTTTACGGAGCAGGGATGCCACCCATTGACATTGCACTGGAAGGTTTACAGTGGTTTGTTCGCTGTGGCGACGATAGAGAGATTGAACCCGGCGGTAAACGCATGATGTGGTTCGATTTCGATTCTGCACGGTTGTACGCATCGTTTCGGCAGACGTTCGGCATTGAGCTGCACAAGGTCAATCTGCACTGGTTTGAGTTTATGGCAATGATGGAAAGCCTTAACGAAGATTCGGCAATGTCTCATGCCCTGCAAATCAGAGGCACGGACACAAGCAAAATGAAGGGAAAACAGAAACAGGAATACGAACGTCTCAAACGTAATTTAACCCCTGCACCCGCACTTTCCGAGGAGGAAAAGGAAGCTATTGACGCTTTCTGGGCGCAGATCAATTAGAAAGGCGGTGAATAAATGGCGGATGGCTCTATCAGAATCGAAGCTACTGTAAGCGACGAACAAGCGAAAAAGCAGATTGCACAAATGACGAAAGACATTGAGAAGCAATCAGCCGCCGTAGATAAACAAGCCGCAAAGGTACAAAAACTTGCTGAACAGTGGAACAAGGTAGCCGCTGGCGGCACGAAGGGCATTAAAATGCAAGCCGACCTTGCAGCAACGGAGAAAGAAGCCGCACGTCTGGCTGCTCGGTTGGATGAAGTAAACGCTGAGATTGAAAAGGCTCAGAGCGATTACAACACTGAAACAGGCGGCAACGGGCGCAATCCCACAGGAGGAATTCTCGGAATCGGCGCAAAAGCTGAATTCGCTTGTTGCTGAATCGGATAAATTGGGCGAAGCTCTGCGAAACGCAGATGATAAAGCGGCACAACTGAAACAACAGCTTGCCGAGATCAAGCAATCGTCCACGATGAGCAGCGCCGGTCAGAATGTACGGCAAAGCCTTGACAATGAGACGACGCAGTTAGGCAACATGAAGGCTGGGCTGAAACAGTCCAAATCGGAAATGAACGACTTCGTAAGTCAGACAAATTCCAAAATGGCTAAGCTGAAACGAGTTGTTGCGGGTTTAGGCGCTGGCTTGAAAACGTCTGTCGGCAGTCTGCAAAATTCGCTCGGCGGCAAATTGGGCGCTGCGATTGACAAGCTCAAATCCAAATTCTCCAATTTCGGACGTTCCAGCCAAAAGTCCATGAAGAAAGCAACGGGCGGCGTGCAGTCGTTCGGTGTGCGTCTGCGATCTATCGTTGCGGGCGCGTTGTTCTTCAACTTGATTTCCAAAGCGCTTACGGCAATGGCTGACCGTTTGGGCAAGGCTCTGCTTGCGAACAAGACGTTTGCAAAGTTCGGACAGGTGAAAAGCAACCTGCTGACGGCGTTTCAGCCTATCTATGAATCTATCATTCCATGGCTGAATAAGCTGATGCAGGCTCTTGCACAGGTAACGGCACAGATGGCGCAGTTTATCGCGTCTGTGTTCGGTACGACCGCACAGCAGGCACAGGAAAATGCAAAGGAACTGAACAAGCAAACGGATGCACTGGATTCCACGGCATCGTCTGCGAAGAAAGCTGAAAAGGCTCTTGCATCGTTCGATACAGTCCAGAAATTAACCAATAACAGCAATAACACGACCGACCCGAGCGCACCTAAGTTTGATACGGATTATTCCGCAGCAAAAAATCAGACACCGCAATGGCTCACTGACTTCTGGAAAGTATTTCAGGATTCGTGGGCGCAGTACGGACAGCAGACCATTGAAAGCGCAAAGAACGCTCTTTCTGCGCTGAAAGACATGGTTTCCGCTATCGGTCAAGCATTTATGTCGGTCTGGACGAACGGCACAGGTCTTGAACTGCTGAACAATATTCAACTGCTGCTGCAAACCATCTTCAACCTGATTACCGCCATTGCAACGGCGTTTACCAATGCGTGGAACACGAACAACACGGGCGAACAGATGTTGCAAGCAATCATGAACTTGCTGAACACGATCATTCAGATTATCACATCTATTGGTCAGGCGTTCATTGCGGCATGGAACGATGGTAACGCGGGACAAATCATGTTGCAGGCTATCATGACAGCGATTACGAATGTTGTTAGCTTTGTAAATTCCATCGGTCAAGCGTTCATTGTTGCTTGGAATCAAGCCGGTTTGGGCGAAAGCATTATGGGACACATCATTTCCATCATCACGAACATTGCAAACGCAATCGGAAACATCTCACAGAGATTGCAGGAAGCGTGGGAGAAGAACAATAATGGCGTGCAAATTTGGGAAGCAATTCTCGGCATTGTTGATTCTATCCTCGGATTTATTGACCGAATCACGGAAGCTACTGCACAATGGGCGGCACATCTTAACTTTGAGCCGCTTATGGAATCTATCAAGAATATCCTGCAAGCGATCAAGAATCTTGCGGATTCGCTCGGTGATGTACTGGGTGATTTGTACGAAAATGTCGTCCTTCCGATGCTGACGTGGGTAATTCAAACCGGATTGCCGGGTTTGATTAACCTGCTTGCAAGCGTGATTCAGTTCCTTGCGGAGCATAAGACATTGCTTGCACTTCTCACTGACGCAGTAATTGGCTTTGTTACAGCGTTCAAAATTACTTCTATCATTCAGCAGCTTGCGTCTATGGCAACGGCAATCGGAAAGGTAGTCTCCGGAATTAGCCCGCTGACGGCTGTATTGGCTCTTGTAATTGCGCTGACTGCCGGAATTATGAGTGCATGGAGCAATCTTACTCCTCTGGAACGTGCAACAACCGTTATTTACGGAATTGTTGCCGCTGTTGCTGCATTGGCTGTTGCACTTGGTGCAGTAACCGGCGCAGCGGGTGCTATAGCGGCGGCTGCTGCATTGGCTATCGGCATTGGCATGGTGTATAAGAACATCAACGCTGCAAGCAAACGATCTGCATCGTCCACAAGAGCCTACAGTCTCGGCAATGCCGATCGACCTGTTGCGCCTTATTCGCTTGACATTCCTGCCCTTGCAAATGGTGCGGTTATCAGCCCGAACAGCGAATTTCTCGCTCTGCTGGGCGATCAGAAAAGCGGCGTGAACGTGGAAACCCCATTGTCCACCATGATTGATGCGTTTAACGCGGCACTGGACGCACGCGGCGGTACGGGCAACAGCAGTCAACCTATCGAGCTTTACATCGACGGCGCAAAGTTCGCCCGCATTACCGGCCCGTACAACAGCGGCGAAACACGGCGACGCGGCGTGAGCCTTGTAACAGGAGGTGCATAAATGGAACTTACTGTAGACGGCAAGAAGTACAACGTCCTTGTTACAGGACTTACCCGTAAATTTCAAGTGCTCGACGGCGAGAACGCAGAAAGAACACTCAGCGGCACAATGATTCGTGATATCATCGGCACGTTTTACAACTACGAAATGAAGTTGATGCCGATGGTCGGCAAGTACGGAGACTACGACGCGCTGTATCAGGTGTTGAGCGCACCGCAGGACAGTCACAGCGTAGTGTTACCTTACGGACAAGGAACGATGAGTTTTAGGGCGTACGTTACTGCCGGACAAGACAATCTCATCCGCAAGAAACCCGGAGAATCATACTGGACGGGACTTTCCGTTCAGTTTATCGCAATGGCACCGCAAAGGACGTGACACATGGGAACCAATACAATCACATATCTTGACCGCACGTTCGATGCACACGATGTAATCAGCGGAAATGCGTACTATGCGCGTCCGCTGAACAGTGCCTCGCTGGAAATCGACACGTTTTCCTTTGATGTGCAGTCGGATGATACCAGTTTAACGGAGTTTATCCGTAACACCCCACTGACTTTCTACCATGACGGAAATCAGATGGGGATTTTTTATGTGCAGACAATCTCGCGCACCTCTATCAACACTTACCACTTTACCTGCACCTCGACCGTTGGTTTGCTGGATGAAACCTACCACGACGGCGGTATTTATACCGGCGAAACCGTGCGCGAAGTTTGTACGGACATTTGCTCACCGCTGACCTGCTATGTGAAGTCTAACATTGCCAACATCAAGCTGTACGGTTGGCTTCCTATCGCAACACGGCGCGAAAACCTCGCACAAGTGCTGTTTGCTATCGGCGCAACGCTGAAAGTGGATTACAACGGCGCAATCCGCATTGAGGGTTTGTGGGACGGACAGTCCAGCGAAATCACTGCAAGTGAAATGTATGCGGGCGGCTCGGTGGAATATGCAACTCCGGTTACGGAAGTTATCGTTACCGAGCACGCCTATTCGCAGAGCACAACGGAAGTTACGGAACTGTTCAACGGCACGACCTCGGCGGGCGATAAGATCACGTTTGACGACCCATGCTATGACCTCGAATCCGCAGGCTTTGAAATCACGGAAAGCGGCGCAAATTATGCCATTGTTACTGCTGGTTCCGGCGTGCTGAACGGCAAGAAGTACACTCACGTTACGCGACAGATTATCACCCCAACAAATACCCGCAGCCGCAGCTTGGTTAAACAGTCGGACAACACGGTAAAGGTTGAGAACGCAACGCTTGTATCTCTGGTAAACGCAAACGCTGTTGCGGAACGCCTTGCCGAATATTACAGCCACAATGAGCGCATCAACAACAAAATCGCCATCAAGCGTGAAATCCCCGGCGATGTGGTGCAGATTACGCACCCTTACGGCGGTGAAGTAACCGGATGCATTGAAAGCGCCGATGTTACCATATCCGGCAGACTGGCGGCGCAGGAAAGCGTGCTGGTTGGCTATAAGCCACAGGATATTGGAGAGCAAGAATATTACGATACGGTTGAGGTTCTGACCAAAGACGGGACGTGGACTGTGCCGGATGGAGTTACAAGTGTCCGTATTGTTCTGATTGGCGGCGGTGCAGGCGGCGATTCAGGCGAACGCGGTGAAAACGGCGAAAGTACAGATGAAGCTACCAATACCAACGGAACTCTACGCCCCGGAAAAGGAGGAAAAGGAGGAAAAGGAGGAACCGCAGGCAAGGGCGGAAAAATTTATACTATCGAACTGAAAGTAACTCCAAACGATCAATTCAATGCAAAAATCGGCGTTAAAGGAGTAGGCGGAGAATATACCTCTGATACTGTGAATGCAGGAACAGCTGGCACGGACACTTCTTTCGCGGGATATACATCGCAAGATGGCGCATCATCTTCTGAGGGATTTTCTGAACCGACAACGGGAATAACGTATGGTGTATGGGGAACCGATGGAATCACAGGCGCAGATGGCGGTGATGGAGGTGTTCCAAGCACCGATGAAAAGGTGAGCGGCAATCCGGGAGGCGATGTTTTAACATATCTCGGAGGAAAGGGTGGAACTGGCGTTCGTGGAACCAAAAGAGATGGAACCGTTGTAGGCGGTTCTGGCGGTGGCGGCGGTGGCGCTGCGTATGGCATAAATGGTTCGGATGGCGGAAATGCCATTATGAGCAGTGGCGGCCTGCGAACAATTCATGGCTATACAGGAGGAAACGGTGGAACTCCAGATGCAATTATAGCACCGACTATATACGGCGCTGGTGGACACGGCGGACACGGTGGCGGGGGCGGCGGCGG